AATATGAACTAAGTCCCCCTCTTACGAGGGGATTAGCTAAGCTCTAATCCGTTGATAAATACTCACCGTCAACTGCCGATGATAGTCGTCAGGATCAAACCTTTAAAAGGGTTAATGCCGACTGGAGGATTGATATCCTCCCTACCAAGGGAAGAGAAGGAGAGTACTACTCTTACTAAATTACTTATGAAATCAAAATTTAAACAAAATTTGAAATCGAACCAGTTAACTTTGCTTGATTCAATCAAGCTGTTAAAGGTTAAGTCATCTAGACGGACGAAAGTGTTCCCAATTACTCAAATGAGTAAACTCCTCGGGCCCATGGCACAGGTTAATTCCTATGCCTTGGGTAGAGTGAGTCGCCTATCTGAGCGGGTGCGGATATCTCATAACTTGTTTAAGTTCATCCAGCGTATGTCTAAGCATCACGGAGACGAGTTCACCATAAAATGGTTGAAAGCCTCTCACGTGGCGCTTCAGAAATACTTAGCTGGTGATCCTTTAACTAGTTTAAGATCCTTAGAACCTGCTTTACCATTGCCTCGATTAATTAATGGTTGCCCTCCGATGATAAATCGGAGAGACCGTTTCTTAATGAGGAGTGGTAACCACTGGATTATGCGTTATTGGTTATCTCAATTTGGGATTTACAGAGTCTTAAAAGGCCCTATGAAGCTCAAGTTGGAGACCATAACAGCACCATTCAGCGGAGACGCAGGTGCTTTTCTAGATTTAATGGCGATGGTCGGTCGATTCCGCCCTTTTAACAGGGGTGGTTTCGATCGAGTGCCACTTAAATCACCTACTACCCTAATACTTTCACATAAGTCTAGTCCTAGTAACCGTTTAAGTTACCAAGGACTAGTTACTGACTATTCGCTACTCAAGTATCCTTCCGACCTGATCAGCAATGCTCAGGAAGGACCGACACGCGAGTGGTTGAATATTCAGGCTTATGTTGCTTGCTTGAAAGCGAGCCGTCTTCCGATGGCCCGCTGAGAGCAACTGATGTCATCCTTAGATAGTCTTCGAAATATCATCAAAGACAACCCTAAGTTGACATTCAGGAGCAAAGAAAGTATGGTGGGTACGGGCCTTTCTCAG